TGAACTAGAAAAAGAAAAAGACTGAACTTTTGCGGCTTTTGTGCCGTCAATTAATAGTTGTCCGTCTTGACCGCTATAAAAAGCCACGACCTAAAAATTAAACATTGCGTTTATTCTACGGTGAATCTAGGCAAGCAACAAAACTACAACTAACATTGCTTTGCCCAGGAAAGACACTTGTTACGTTTGGAGGCCCAGAATATCTCCATAATAAACCTGATCCAGACTCTTCTAAAAAAGCAGAAAGACTTGTGCTATCTACACCTGCTGTAGCATTTGTCGATCCAAACGATACATAATTCCAATCAGAATTTACATTTTCATAGTTACTTAAAATTAAAGCAGCGTCAGCATCAGAAATATTTGAAAAACCCAAAGTCAATGTTGCATTAACTCTTTTATTTCCATAACGCAAATGTGTTTTTGTTCCATCCAATGATTCAAACGTGGTACTTGGATACGTCCCAGGGGTATATCTTCTGGACGTTGGTTTTATAGTTGGAAAGGCTACAGAGCTAGTCATTCGTTTTCAGAAACAATGAAAATGGAAGCATCATTATTTAGACCCCAGTTCTGCATAACAGAAAGTTGTCCATTACTTTCAACAGGAGCATAGCTACCAGATACCTCTAATAAACCATCTTCTCCATAAGAAATCGTTTCGCATTTATAAATTTTATTTTCTGTTGTTGTGTTCTTAACAGTAAATAACGTACCAAAAAATGCTGATGATACATTTGCTGTGTTCAATGTTCCTTCTTTTACTTCAGTTGTTCCTGGCTTCCAATAATAAACGGACAACGATCCAGATAAATCATCCTTACTTACAATATCTCCTGTTGGTGTAATTGCTCCATTCCTAAACCTACTGGTATGAGTAACTTCTGAGACAAGTTTAAAATAATCTCCAGGGGCTAAATTTTCTACATATTGAGGTGCAGTCTTAAATGTTAAGCCATGATCAATTAAACGTCTTGATCTAATAGCAAAGAAAGCAAAATACTCTGCTTGTTGCCTTGACGTACAGAAACCAGACAAATCAAATGTTTCTATAGGGTCAGAGTCAGAACCATGTGGATCGTTTTCTCTAATTAATAAAGATCTAGTTTCAGGGAAACCATTTTCTTTTTCATTTCTAAAAAGAACAGCAGCTTTAAAAGTTTGTCTTTCTTCTGGAGCTAAGAAACTAACTTGTAAATCATTAATATTGCCGTCAGTAAATAAAGCTTTTACTTCTGGTAATACTCGTTTATCAATCTCATTATCTCCATTAACAGGAACAGAAGGTTTAAGACTAAACTTACCTCCAATAATTGTAAAATCTAATAAACAATAACCAGCGTGTTCAAAGATAAAATCTCTTAAATTTAATTTAGATGAAATTGTTCCATCCCAAAAGAATTTATTCTTTTTACAATAATCAGCAGCATTAGCCATTGCTGTTCGATCAACAGAACTTGATCCAACAAGTCTTCCAGCTCCTATTTCTGAACTTGTTAATAAGGCATAAGTGATTTCTGGAAATAAATTAGAAGCTCCTGTACCACTGGTATTTAATTTTTCTACTTTTACTCCTTGCTTAAAGTAAGCAGAAAACTGACTAAAGTTTGTCCACTCTTTTGAACTATTAATTCTTATACCAGCAAAAGCTAAATCACTATACTTAGCAGCTCCAATTTCATTACCGTTATTATCTGTCTTTGGTTTTAGTATTTCATTTACATATACAATTTCATGTTCGGGTTCGTTTCTATTACTATTTTCATCTCCTTCATATACGTTCCAATCAGCTAAAGCATCAAATGGACTGAAGTTTTGGGCTGCTCTAGTAGTAATTGTAACTGCACCTACGTTTAATACTATTTGTATTCTTTGAGGTAAACCAACACCTGCTTGATCTGATTGACTAGGAATATAAACAACATCACCGTTGATGTAACCAGTACCTAAATTATTAGGATCTAATGACCAATTTGCTTTGTAGTAAAACGATCCAGATGTATATTCATATCTTTCAACAGTTAAATTAACTTTTAAACCAGTACCACTTCCTCCAATAAGACTTACAGATCCACTAAAATGTTGTAAAGCAATAATAGTTGTAGTTGTTGTTATATATCGTTGTTCAGCAACCCAAAAAGTATGGTTGTCATTATTTGGATGAAAATAAACTTCAGGACTTAAAACAACATATCGACTACCGCCAAATTCAAAATAAACATTAGGCCAATCACCATTTCCATCTGCAAAGTTATAACTAACTTTTTCCGTTCCAAATCCATACAAAGACCATTGATGCCCTACATATCCTGTATATGGAGAATTTGTTGCTGCACTAAATAAAACTATTACTTTAGAAGGATCACCATTAAATCTATTTACAGTTTGCCATCTCTGATCTGTAATTGTTCCGTTAAAACTAGGATTTTCAACCCAACTTGTTAAACCAGTTGATGTCCTTACATTTTTAACAATGCCTGTTGTACTAACAGTAGATTCACCTAATTGCCACTCTGGATTAGAAGCTTCGCTTTCATCAATTGTGTATCCTTCATCTCCAGAAAATGCAACATCAAAACTACCAAAAGAAGTACCTGCTGAAAAATGAGATACTTGTGCAGTACCACTTCCATCAGTTGCTAATAAGTTAAATCTTCTATTCCATTTTTCGTTTCTAGTTATATAGTTACCAGGGTAAGGTTTAAATCTAAATTCATATTGTTCTTGATCAGGATGGGAAATAGTAATAGCATTATATTGTGCTTCTGGTGTGTTTCCTTTTACAGCAAATAAACCAGTATGGTTAGACAATCCATTAATTAAATCTTGCCAATTAGAATCTCCTACTTGCCTTGCTTGCAACATAAATAACGAAATTCTTTTTGCATATTTATTAACTTGACCTAATTGTATTTGTGTTCGATCTTCAAATGCTTTCTTTAATGCTTCTTCATTAGGTTGTGTGCCTACATTTGCAAAGTTGATACGTTTAAATACAGTTGATTTAATTCCTATTTCTGTTACATCACATTTTCTATTGTTAGATACAGTTCCTAATGCAACTCTTTGAGCTGTGTAAATATCATGTCCATAATATAAATCTTTAGTACCTCTTCCATAATTAAATTCAGTACCACTAATAATTTGTTGCCAAAAGATAGGTGCTAAATCACTTAAACTATAAACAGGGTCAGTATCTTTACTACCACCAAAACTAAAGCCTAAATGATTTGGATCGTACCATTCAGGGTTATCACAATGAACACCTAAATCTTGACCGTTAACAGGTAAATCAACTTCTCCTGCTTCTATTACTTTAAACGTATAAGTTTTACCTTCTTCAATTCTGTAAGGAACTGGATCATTAGTTTCAGTACAAATAACAACAGCCGTTCCAAATAAATATTGTTCTCCTACTGTCAAAGTGCTATCTGTAGTTTCTCTAATTGATGTAGTAAAACCATCAACATCATCTACACCGTGAGGTCTATAGTTAAAAGCATCTGCATTTCCTTCTCCTTCAATTACTTGATAACCAGCCGTACTTTGATCACTGTCATATTTACGTTGTAAAGCATTACTTTCACCACTTGGATTAATACCAACAATTTGATAAGTAATTAAATCTCCTTCATTAACAGAACGTAGTCCTTTTGTTGTGCTACCTCCTACTTTTATAATTCCAGCTCTTGTAGGCCATCTTGCAAATTCAACTTTTTTTCTTTTTCTCATCATGTCCTTAATTGATTCTTTTGAAGAACCTCTAGGATCACGAATTAAGTCATAAGGTAATCTGCAAATTTGAGCATTAGGAACAGGAGCATAAACACCAAAAGCTGTCTGTGTTGTAGGGTTTCTTGCTCCACTAAAAGATTTACTGGTTAATGTTGGAACGCTTGTACCAGCTTTATTTGGTACACCAACAACAAAAGGATCATTAGCGTTAAAAGTTAATTCAGATTCGTTATATCTATCTGCTTCAATAATTCTGTTATCTCCAGAATTACTCCCATCTCTAAAATAAAGACCAACTTTATAAGCGTTATAAGTATTTAATAACGTATCTCCTACTGCATAACCTTCATAATCAGGCTCAGCTCCTATCGTTCCATGAGAAAACAAAGTAAGTGCTTTTAATTGCTGGTATCTGCCAAGGCTTACAAATTGTGACCATAACAATTGACTATTAACTCTTACACCACCAAAACCACTTTGTTCTAATGAATTAGCAAAGATTAAAGGAATTGAATCACCTATATTTGCTAACTCTTGTATTGAATTAAAAGAAGCTTGTGGAGCAAATCTTGTATTACCAATTGCATCAGCAGTTCTTCTAGAACCACCTTGCTTTAATGCTTTTGGTTTAGGTGTTAACAGGTAAGAAACAGTTGCAGCAGCAACAGCTATTCCTATCTGAATTAAAACTTGTTGAACGCCTTCTCTTGCTAAAAACAATGAAACTGCTTCATTCCTAATATCAGGAATTAATTCATATCCTTTTGGTCTTTGTCCATTGTATTTCGCTGTTGAATCTACAAAATACCAATACTCATCTTCACATAAACCTAAAAGCTTACATAGTTCTACTTCTGCTGGTAATAGCAGCCTTCTACCATGAGGTTGTTTTGAGGACACCAAATCACCACCTGGCCTCCTAATGTTTTTTGGTAACTCAGCCATCCTTCCTCGTAAAACGCAGCCATGCCATAACCATCATCTGATTTGCAAAGACCAATTGTTCCTAGTTTAGGGGGTGATTCAACTCCCCACCTATTTAATTCTTCAAAAAACACGCTGTAATCTTTTTTTCTTAACCTTCGATACCAATCACGCTCTCCTTTTGGAACAGTAAAACCATAATTTGCTAACACCGTACGAACCAAAGATAAACAATCACCAGCTTTATGTTTTTCTGGATCAGCACCTAAACGATAAGGCAACCCAATTAATTGATGTGGCTTCATCTATTTTGAAGCGATCCAGTAATAGGTAAGGCTCCAACAATATCTCTTGTTAATACTTTGTCTGGAGCGTTTGCACCAACAGCATCAATAGCACTACTAAGGATTAATTCAATGCTTGATGGGTCGTATGACATAGAAGAAGCCAACCAATTTTCTTCTGTTAAAATTCTGCTCTTTTCAAATGCTTCAGTCATTAAATAAGTTTCTACCTTTACATGATATTTATTTAATACAATTTGTTGTGAATAATTCATACTTAACTCACTATTAGCAAGTAATAAAGATGAAGTCATATTGTCTCCAGATCTATTGCGAGTAGCACCTTGATAGATAAACGAAAGGTATTGAAAATTATCAATGTTAGGAGATTGTCTTCCGTTTTGAAACTTGTCAGGTATATTTGCTACTGATCCATTTGGATTAGTAATAGTAATAAAATTAGTTAAAGCAACAAGACTCATAATCCTAAAGTAGATCTTCTACTGCGTGAATTTTGTAAACTAGATAATGTTCTAGTTTCACCAGCTCTTGCACCTCTAGCAGTAGCAGTTGCAATAATTTCACCAATAGCAGACTTAGGAACAAACTCTTCAGAGTTGAAGTTAAGAATAGGCCCAGAATAAGAAACTGTTGTAGAACTTCCACCGCCTCCACCTGCATAAGACGAACCAGTGCCAGGGATTACAGCTTCACCTCTAGCACCTGATGAGTAGCGTTGCATACTTGAAGCCATCTTTGATGCAGGAATAATGTATTCATCCTCTCCAGCTTCTCCTATGACTCCTACAGTTGGTCTTGTAACCATTCCTCCTGAAGAAAAATACGCTGCCCCTGAAAACGCATCTTTAGTGCTTAAACTTCCTACATCTGTTGGTAAGGAAGTTCCACCTGAAGCAATCCCTCCTCCTCCAAAACTTATATTTCCGAGCATGCTAGTTAACGCTTTTTGCATCAATATTTGACCTATCTGTTTCAATATTCCAGCTAATGCTTCTCCTAAACTCTTCGTTCCATCTATTAATCCTGTAATTGCATTAGTTAATCCACCAGCAATTACATCTTTAATTTGCCCCCATACTTCTAATTGTTCTTTTAAAGCATCTTTTTGTTCAAGTTTAGTTTTTAAATTTGCTATTTCTTTAGGAGCTATCTCTTCTACATTTTTACCTTGAGCTTTGTAAAATTCGGCTATTTCTTGTTCTATTCCTGCCCTCTTTGTTCCTATTTCTAATGATCTTTCTAAATGTTTAATTTCTTCATCTAATAAAGCCGCTTTGTCTGCTCCTGAACCTAATAAATCACCTGTCATTAATTGTTTTTGATCTTTTTCGTATTGTTCAGCTATTAAAGGTCTTAATTCTCGTTGAGTTAATGAATTTCTTCGGAATACATTGTCTTTTAAATTTTTAAAAGCACCTCCTATTGTATTTTGATTTTCGTATTGGTTGAATAATTCTGTCAATTCTGGACTAGCTGTTCCTGTAATTACAGCAAGATTAGCTTTTTGGAAAGAAGTACCTTTAGCCATTGATTCAGACAATCTTTTCAAAATACCAGTTCTAGTAATTAAAGCTGCAATTGAAGCTTGCATACGAAGAATTAATTTTTGCCACGCATTGCCTAGATTGGTAGCGTCTTGACCAAATTCTTTTAATTTACTTAAACCATTTTTTCCAATAATTGAAGCTACAGCTTTTTCTGCTTCAAACATTGCTGTTGTTTCTCCTTTTATTTTTTTGAGCATTTCTAAATGTTTGCCGTAAGCAGTATTTGTTTCACCTAAAGATGCAATTACAGCATTTACATCTGGATTTATTTTGTTAAAAGCTTTACCTAATTGAGCAACTTCACCTACAAAAGTATCTAATTGTTGACCTAACGCACTAAGTAAAATTTGAGCACCAAAACCACCACTTGTACCCATAGATCGTTGAGCAACTGCACCAGCAATACCACCACCAACAGAACCTACTCCTCCACCAAACAACATAGGAAAACCTGCTCCTAGCATTAAATTTTCTCTAAATCTTTGATTATTTAATTTTCTTTGATTAGGATCATTTTTTTGTAAATTTTTTAATCTTCGTTTTTGAACAAGTTCAATTCTTTCTTCAATATTTAACATGTCTCCACCAACACTAACAAGTCTTTCGTAATTATTTGCTTGTTGAATAAATAAATCGTTTTTTCTTTTATTTATTTCTAATTCTTTAGCACTACGACTAGACACCCTGTTATATCCTGCTCCACGAACATTTTTACTAAATTCTGCAAACCCACTACCTTCTATAATTTTTCTATTATTTCTAATTCTTGTTAATGCTTTGGCTGCTCCATTAACACTTAATTCTAATTTTCTAGCAGCATCACTACTAATATTTAATTGATAATTTAAGCCACCTAAATCTACTAATGGTCTAGACCCAAAAATACCTGTAGATTTTTTTAGATTTTTTAACGTATTTTCTAAACCAAATAATTTAACCGTTGTTTTTTCTGCTTGTTTGGCTGCATTAAATAAACCTTTATTACCAAAAGCCAACCATGCCGCCATAGCAACACCAAGCAACTGTGGTTGTGCCGCCATTAATGTACCTAGACCAGCCAAACCTTTACTAAATCCTGCAATTTTTGCAGTCGTAGCAGTTAAAGCAGCACCAGCTCCTTTTAGGCCTGGAATCATTGACATCAATCCAGCAGCTTTAGCACTTCCAGCCCCCATCGCTCCCCCAATTGCTTTACCAGCACCAGTAGAAGACAACATTCCTAATCCACCAGCAGTACCTAACCCACCAAGCAAAAGGCCTCTTCTTTCGGTAGCCCTACCTGGTCTATATAGTTTTGCTAAACCCAAACTTAACTTTTGAACTGTTTTAAGTGCTTGATTTGCTTCTCTATTTAAATTTTTAAAGCCTCTTGTCCCGATTTTATCTAAATTGGCTTGAACTTTATCTAATCCTTTGACTAACTGCTCATTTGTTTTATTTATATTTTGTAAATTCGCAGCCAACTTGTTCAGTTGGTTTAAATTCTTGACGACAATATCTATCCTTGACTCTATAGACACGATTAAAATCCTTCGTTCTCCGTAGTTTACCTACGTCTGCGGATTTTTTGCATTTCTTCCTCTTGATCTTCGTTAAGAACTTGAAAATAAGCACTCCAACCTATGATTTCTTCTAACGTCATCTGCCTAACTTCTGCAAGAGACTTCCCTAACTCTTTAGCAATGCCAAATTGAAGCATTAACAAATTATCTTTACGAAGCTCTTTACTTAGTCCTTTGGGTCAAGTGATTCTTCCTCATCAGTAATAACAGCAAGCATTAAAGTTTGAAGATCAGCATCTCTTACTTCATTCTTTAATACATCAATTTCACCCATAGCAAATAACCTTTGTCCATTCTCATCTTGTGCTTTAGAAATTAATAACCTTAAGGCAAAATCATTAGCATCACCAGTTTTAGATCCTTTCTGTGCTCTTTCTCTTTCTGCCATCGTTAACGGAGCAACCCACATCTCAAAAACTGTTCCATCAGCCAACTCAACTTGTTTTTTTGTAGCTTCTAAATTTGCAGCTTTCTTAAGTCGATCTATTGCCCTCATAAATGATTTTGCTGGTTTAGGACTAGATGTCATGATAAAAATTTATACATTTTCATTCTAACCTAATAGACAAGAAAAAACCCTGCACAAGGCAGGGCTTCTGGAACATTCCAATTCCGTTCTTATTATGAACGACTAAAATCAAATGTTGGGACACCAGCAGGACGGAAAGCAACTGTTACTGCTTGTGCATCATCAGGAGTAACACCTAAAGAAGCAGAAGTTAATGTTGCATCAAAGCTAATAAAACGACTAAGAGTGTCACTTACAGTTCCACCGCTAAATACACGGTCTGTATAAAGCTTAAATGCTGCACCAACTTGTTGACGTTGAAGAACATCTTCAATCATGCGGTTAGAAAGAGAAGCATCTTCATTTGTCATGTAAGCAGTTGCACTACCTGAACCATCACCAAATCCAGCAATGTACTTTCTAAATGGAACGTATTGACCAGGATCACCACCGATTGTAGTTACATCAATTTCAGCTCTTTCAATTTCAAAAGACCACTCACTAACTTGACTAACTGATTCAAAAGCAGCATAAGCAACTTGAAATTCATTAGGAGCTGCGGCTGTTCCAACGTCAGTTAGGTTTACAGCAGAACCACCAGCAGATGCAGATACAATTAATGCTCCTGTTGCTGCTGTGTAAGTAATAACGTAGTAAACAGTTCCAGCAGACAATCCAGCAGGTAAAGTTCCTGTTCCTGATCCACCTGTAGAAGAATCAATCACACTAAACTTAACTGGATCTCCAACTTTAAGATTCAAGTAAGTTTCAACAACCATTGTCTCAGTACCAATGGTTACATCACCAGTACCAAAAGTTCCTGTTGTCCCTGCTGGTTTGTAGTAGAGAGCACCTGATGTGCCAGATAAACATGTTACGGCCATGAGGCTGCTTGTAGAAATTTACCTATAGATTAGCTCAAAACCGTGGCAACGTAAGAAGTTTCTATTCTGCTCATAAATAATGGAGCCTCTTCATCACTAGAAAAGCTTGGCCCATCTATTGCACCAACCTTGAAATACGTTCCAGTAGTGCCTTTTGTGCCATTATTTAATGTTTCTAAAACATCTACAGCAGTTGTAATTAATGTTTGATTTCTTGATGGCCCTCTTCCTTTTTCTGTAAAAATACGAATAACAATTGCTCCTCTTGCGTTATCAACGCTAGAAGTCAAAGTTGGTTCGTTTGTTAACCCAAAAGTTACATTTACTCTTACATACTCACTTGTACTGTTTAACGGTGCAGACGTAATGTTGTCAAAAAAGACAGGAACCGCAGGGCTTAACGCTCCAAAAGCAGTTAACAATGGGTTTTCTACTTGTGCTCGAATAGATTGATAGTTCATTAATCAGAAACAGAACGTGTTCTGTAAGTAGGACTATTAAGAAAAGAATACTGTTGAGGAATATTTATTCGCTCAGAAAGTAATTGTTTTAAGCGACCTCCTTTCTTGAAATTAGCAAACCAATCTAAAGGAGCTGTTCTACTAGCCATTCCTCCTTGTCCTTTATTTATTTCACCTCTTTTCATTGTCATCATCGTTCTTCTTCCTCCTCCTTGTTTCCACTTTGATTTGTTTATTGGGCCTTTTAAATCAAAACCACGAGAAAACTGTCCTTCTTCTAAATCCATAGCTATAGCAGCATAAGGAGCCATGTTTTCAATCCTAACTAGCCAAGTATTTCCAGATAGCAATTCTCTTCCTGTAACTCTAGGAGCTTTAATATTTTGCGGCAATCCTTTTTTGCTGCCAGGTAATTGACTTTGTTTGCTTTTTGTCTTAATAACCCATGAATTACTAAATTCACCAGACCATTGCGGCCCTGCTTTTTGAAGTGCTTTAACAACACGTTCTGTTGTGTTTAATGTTTGACTTGCTATTAAAGATGCAAATATTTCATCACCATCTCTTGCTAATTTTTTAAAATCAATAAACATTATTGCGGCCTCACTATCAATGTATGAAATATAGGCTTATCTCCTCTTGCTGTTTGAATATTAATGATTTTTCCTTCCTTAGTAGATCCTGCTTGTGGATATTGAATACGATCTGCTTCTGTTGGGTAATAATCTCCTAATTCATTTGCTCCAATAACAACTTTTAAGTCAGTCGTTTGATATAAACCATCATCTTCACTTGAATTAATTTGTGTAATAACTCCTTTAACACTTACGTTTGTATCTGCTCCAGTTACAGCTCCTGTTGTTGGGTTATAAGTTCTTGGAGTTGTGGTTTTAACAAAAGTTAATGTTTGCCCCCAAGTACTAAGAATACTTGCTGGTACTTTCCCAAATACATCATCAATTTTTGCCATAATTAACCTCTTACCACTCGTACTTGATAGCCGCCAGCTCCACCAAGACAAT